GATTTGGCGAACAAGGGAAGCCACAAACAGAATGCAAGACAGGGCGCACCAGTGATTCACTATCATGGAACGCCCATAACGCCCATTAAAGCCTTGGAAACAATGGGCGGTAAGCATTTTTGTGTGTCTTATGCTAGACCAGACGATTTGCAAAGGTGCTTGCGTTTGGGTCAGTCTTTAATGCTTGACAACGGGGCATTTAGTGCCAAAACCCGTGGCTTGACCTTTAACATTAATGGATTCTATGAATGGGTTGAACCTTTGCTGGCGCATCCACATTGGGCGGTTGTGCCAGATGTGATTGATGGGACTGTTGAGCAACAAAGGGAAATGGTCAAAACATGGCCTTTCCGCAAAGAATTTGGTATTCCTGTCTGGCATTTAGGCTTGCCAATATCCTATTTATTGGAACTTTGCAACACATGGGGTCGGGTTTGCTTTGGGTCTGCTGGTCAATATTGGCAGATTGGCACGAATAAATGGTGCGGAAAAATGGATGAAGCATTTAATGCCATGACCAACACATTTGGGCAGCAGTTGCCTTGGGTTCACGGCTTAAGGATGTTAGGAATGTCTGCTGGTCCTTGGCCTTTGGCTAGTGCAGATTCAACAAATGTGGCGCTGCACCATGCCGAAAAACAGGTTTGTGCTGGATGTATGGCAAAACGTATTGATTCAACCAACACGCCAACTTTTTGGAAAACTAACCCATTACAGGAGATTTTGATTTGATTTATTCAGGAATTTACATTGCCGCACTTGTTTTGGCTAATTTGTTGGTTGCATGGCTTGGCCCTTGGTTCAGCCCAATAAATGCTTTTGTGCTCATAGGGTTGGATTTGTCATTGCGAGACAAATTGCATGAACAATGGCAAAACGACAGGCTTTTGTTAAAAATGGGTGGGTTAATTGCTGTGGCTAGTTTGGTTTCTTATTTGCTCAACCCAGCAGCGGGGTCGATTGCTTTGGCATCGTTTGTTGCATTCGCCCTTGCCATGATTACTGACACCATTGTTTATCATTATTTGCGTAATAAACCATGGATAATTCGGTCAAATGGGTCAAATGTTGCTGGCGCTGCGGTGGATTCCATCACATTCCCAACCATTGCTTTTGGTGGACTGATGCCCGAGATCGTTGCCCTCCAGTTTTTCGCCAAAGTGTTTGGTGGCAGCGTTTGGTCGTATTGGTTAAAAAAATGAGATGCCCAGAATGTGGGACATGGACAATAGTCAAAGAGACCAGAATATCAACAGGAAACACACGCAGACGCAGGCTGGAATGTGCCAATATGCACAGGTTTTCCACAATGGAGACAATAGTTGAGAACAAAACACGAGTACGTAAGAAGCAAAAAGCTATTGAAGATGGTGGCAAGTCTTGACTGCCAAGCCTGCGGGTCAGGTCACATGGTGCAGGCAGCACACACAAACTGGGGCGGCGGCAAGGCAAGGGGAATCAAAGCGGATGACAACTTGGTGGCTGCACTGTGCCTGAAATGCCATTACGAGGTTGACCAAGGCAAAGACTTGAGCAAAGAAGAACGACAGAAAATGTGGACAGAAGCACACAAAGCCACAATCAAAGCACTTGGCGCCGATTGGCCTGTAAACTTACCTAAACCAACGGAGACCGCATGAACCCAGCAGACAAGGTGGAGAAGTGGAAGATAAGCAAACTTATCCCCTATGCAAGAAACGCACGAACCCACAGCGATGAACAGGTCGGGCAGATTGCGGCAAGCATAAAGGAGTGGGGTTGGACTACGCCGGTGTTGGTAGACGAGCAGGGTGGCATCATTGCTGGACATGGGCGCACGCTGGCAGCACAAAAGCTGGGCATGGCTGAAGTGCCTGTGATGGTGGCAAAGGGCTGGAGTGAGGCAAAGAAACGGGCCTACGTCATTACAGACAATCGACTTGCACTGAATGCTGGTTGGGATAACGAGATGCTGGCGCTTGAGCTGGGTGAGATTGGTGAGCTGGGCTTTGACCTTGACCTGACGGGATTCAAGGCTGAAGAAATCCAAGCACTGCAAACACCAGACTTTGAGCCTGGCACAGAGGAAGACCAAGGCAAACTGGATGAACTAGACCCAAAGTGGATTGCTTGCCCACACTGCGGAAAAGAATTCGATGCAAGACAAGCCTGAGTTAAAGATTGACTGGGCTAGCCATGAAGCTGCGAAATATGCTTGCTTAAATTGGCATTACAGTAAAGCAGTGCCGATGCCGCCTATTGTAAAAATAGGGGTATGGGAAGACAATAAGTTTATCGGTGTTGTTTTGTTTTCACGAGGCGCAAGCCCTATGCTTGGTGCTGCTTACGGCCTTGAGCAAATTGAATGCTGTGAACTTACACGAATTGCTTTAACTAAACACAAAACAAGCGTTTCGAGAATTATTGCAATTTCATTAAAATTTCTAAAAAAGAATAATCCAGGTCTTAAATTAATTGTGAGTTTTGCAGATCAAAACGAAGGACATCACGGCGGTATCTATCAAGCAGGCGGGTGGATATATTCAGGAAAATCAGCAGAAAAAAACGACTATTTAGGTCCAGACGGTAAAAAGTATTTGAGCCGTCAAGTCGCTGAATCAGGTTACGTTAAACAATTTGGGAAAATGACAAAGGCTTTTAAGAGAAGCGATTGCGTTGCAATTCCAGTGTTAGGTAAGCACAGATACTTAATGCCACTTGACAAAGAGATGAGTGCTAAGATTGCACCACTAGCAAAACCATATCCAAAGCGAGTGAAGCAGGCAATGACTGGCGACCAGCCAGAACAGCGGCGGCGCGACACCGACCCACTCGCTCCAAGCATCGCAGAACTACAACCTTTCGCGGAGGTTACGCATGAGAAGCAAGAAGCAAGCCATTGAAAAACCCACACTTGAAAAGCCACATAACAAAGGTGGGGCACGACCAGGCGCAGGCAGACCAGCCTTTGAACCGACTGTTGCTGAGCGCAAACAGGTAGAAGCACTGTCAGGTTATGGCTTACCGATTGAGCAAATTGGCGCACTGGTGCGGGATGGCATACACATTGACACGCTACGGGCGCACTTCAGTTCCGAGCTGGTCAGCGGCAAGTCAAAGGCCAATGCCCAAGTGGGCAAGACGCTGTTCCAAAAGGTCATGGCTGGCGACACGACCGCGGCAATTTGGTGGAGTAAGACGCAGATGCGATGGGCAGAAACCCAAAAGCATGAGCTGACTGGCGCTGATGGCATACCACTGGAGTTCACCAAGATTGAGCGTGTAGTTATTAAAAATGGGTAAAACCCTGCAAATCCAAACACCTGAATGGGCTGTGCCCCTGCTGGAACCCAGTCGCTACAAGGGCGCATGGGGCGGTCGAGGTTCAGGAAAGTCCCACACCTTTGCCGAGTTAATGATTGAAGGCCACATACTTGACCAAAAGCGCAGAAGCGTTTGTGTCCGTGAAATACAGAAATCCTTGAACCAGTCCGTCAAGCGGCTGCTGGAGACCAAGATTGAGGCCATGAACGCTGGCGCATACTTTGCCGTACAGGATTCGGTGATCAAGTCCAAAAAGGGCGATGGTGCGATTATTTTTCAGGGTATGCAGAATCACACCGCCGACAGTATTAAATCGCTGGAAGGTTATGACTGCGCTTGGGTTGAGGAAGCCCAGTCATTAAGCCAAACCAGCCTTGACCTACTGAGGCCAACAATTCGCAAACCCAACAGCGAGTTGTGGTTCACATGGAATCCGCGACAGAACAGTGACCCAGTGGATTTTCTTTTGCGTGGCCCTGAACCGCCAACCGATGCCTCGGTAATTAAGGTTAACTTTGGTGACAATCCGTGGTTTCCACAAGTCCTGAAGGACGAAATGGAATACGACAAGCGGCGTGACCCTGACAAGTATCAGCACGTTTGGATGGGTCAGTACCTACGCAACAGCAGCAGCAGAGTATTCAGAAACTGGAAAATTGACGAGTTTGAAGCACCAGCAGAGGCCATTCACCGACTTGGCGCAGATTGGGGGTTTTCCATTGACCCAACTGTGTTGGTGCGATGCCACATTATTGGGCGCACACTTTACATCGACCATGAGGCGTATATGGTGGGCTGCGAGATTGTCAACACCCCTGAACTATTCATGCAAGTGCCTGAAGCTGAGAAATGGCCTATCGTTGCCGATTCAGCCCGACCCGAAACCATCAGCCACATGAAACGCAATGGGTTTCCAAAGATAATGACTGCGGTCAAAGGACCAAAGTCGGTTGAGGAAGGCATAGAGTTTTTGAAGAACTACGACATTGTGGTTCACCCACGCTGCATTCACACCATTGACGAATTGAGCCTTTACAGTTATAAATCAGACCCATTAACAGGGCGAATCCTGCCCCAGCTTGAGGACAAAAAGAACCATGTGATTGATGCTTTGCGGTATGCGTGTGAAGGCATCAGGCGGTCAGCGGTCACAAAACAAGCTACATTTACGCCATTGCCCAATGTCAAACGCTGGTAGATAATCGCTTCAAAGGACAAATATGGCACGAATACCCAACGACCAACGCCTTGC